CGGGGGCAACGCCACCGCGGCGGCGCGCCTGCTGGGCTGCGACCGGGTGACGGTGTGGCGCTACCAGCGGCGGCTCCCCTCAGGCGAGGCACGCGTGCAGCGCCGAGGGCGTGATAACGCGCCGCCCTCGGGGTACGCGGTGCTGCAGGCACGCGACTGGATCCGGCAGCTGAACACCAACAGGCAAGCGAAGGAACGTGCGACATGAGACGCTCAGGCGGCTACGGGTTCTGGGACCAGCCCCTCGGGGGACCCGGGTCGATCGGCACGATGACCACGGCGGGGGTCCTCGGCCCCCTGATCATCCTGGGCGTCTTCCTGCTCTGGAAGTGGATCGCCCTGGCCTACCTCGTCGCCCTGCTGGGGTGGTTCGCCTACCACCTCACCAGGCACTACTGGCTCAAGTCGCCCCCAGGGAGGGCCCACACCCACAAGGAGGCCGAAGTCGACCGCCGGCTCAAGGAGCTCCGGGCCGCCGAGTTCGAGCGCCGGCACGGGGTGCCGATGCCCCCCGGGTACGGCTACTACCACCAGACGACAAAGAAGGGGGGGTGAGCGATGCCCCGCAGTCTCCGGCACGTCCGCCGTCCCTTCGGCATGACCGGGCCCGATCACTCCTTCTGGAACCAGGCCCCCACGGTCACCTACGCCTGCCCCCGCTGCGGCGCCAGCCGCCTGCTCGGTCCGTCGCCCGCCCCGCGCACCCGACGCTACCCCCAGCACCTCCCCGCCTACTGCCCGGACTGCCACGGCGAAACGCCGCACCGCTTGCGGGGCGAGGGCGACCTCCGCGAGAAGGGGGGGTGAGCGATCAGGGGACACCGAGCCACACCGTAGGTGGGCACCATTCGGAGGGAGCGAGCCAGCTAGTGTGCGAGCACCATCTTCTGGGAGCGAACCGACGACCCGGGGGACTTGCTTCCTAATCCCTAGTTGCTAGACTAAGCACGCCACGGCGCTGTCCGATCCGGCCCGTGGCGGGAGGTCCAGCTGCCTACGCCTGCGGCGTCCCCCCCGGGTGGGCCGGCCACGCCGTCGAAGCCCAGGAGGCTCGAGCCGGGCACCCCGGAGTTCGAGGCCCGCGCCGCCGAGAAGCGGATCCTCCGCGCCGCCAACCGCGCCCGGAACCCGGGCAAGCCCCACGGGCGCCACGTCGGGGAGCCCCCCCGGCTGGACGCCTACGGCAACGTCGTCAAGCGGGGGGGCCAGGACCGCAAGTTCTCCCGCGACGAGGTCGCCCGCGCCCTGACCTACTCCGGCGGGATCCTCTCCGCCGCCGCCAAGCGGCTGCGGGCCGACCGCACCACCGTCGCCGCCTACCTGGCCCGCTACCCCTCCCTCAAAGCCCACCAGCAGCGCTGCAAGGAGCTCACCAAGGACGAGGTGGAGTGGGCCCTGATCACGGCCGCCAAGAAGGGCGCGCCGTGGGCCGTCCAGTGGTACTTGAAGCACCAGGCCCGCGAGCGGGGCTACCAGGAGCAGCAGGCCGCCCCCCAGGAGCAGGTGCTCAAGGTCGAGGTGTCCTACTCCGACGACGTGCTCCGCCCGATGGCGGCCCGCCTGACGGAGGCCTTGCCACTGCCACCGACTCCGGAAGTGATCGATGCGGAGTCGAGCGAGTTCGAGCCACGCGTGGGGGCGCCCGATGGCCAGCCCTAGCGCCCCGAGGGTCGTCCTGCCGGCCTACCACCCCGCCCAGCAGGAGGTGGCCGCCTCCACCGCCCGGTTCAACGTGCTCGCCTGCGGCCGCCGACTCGGCAAGTCCACCCTGGCCATCCGCGAGGTGGCCGAGACGGCCCTGGAGGGCTACCCCGCCGCCTGGGGCGGGCCCACCTACAAGTCCGTCGGGGAAACCTGGCGGATGCTCTGCGACCTCCTGCGCCCGGTCACCCGCCGGCGCTCCGAGCAGGAGAAGCGCCTCGAGCTCGTCACCGGGGGCCTGCTGGACGTCTGGTCCCTCGAGGAGAGCGACCACATCCGCGGGCGGGGCTACAAGAAGTTCGTCGTGGACGAGGCCGCCGCCGTGCCCCGCCTGCAGTACGCCTGGCAGGAGGTCATCCGCCCCACGCTGACGGATTACCTCGGTGAGTGCTGGTTCCTCTCCACCCCCAAGGGGCGCAACTACTTCTGGGAGCTCTACCGCCAGGGCGCCGACCCCGCCCAGGAGGACTGGGCCGCCTGGCGCTTCCCCTCCTCGAGGAACCCCTACCTCCCCCCCGGGGAGATCGCGGCGGCCGAGAAGAGCCTGCCCGCCCGCGTCTTCGCCCAGGAGTACCTCGCCGACTTCGTGTCCGACGACGTCGGCGTCTTCCGCCGGGTCGAGGAGGCCGCCCGCGCCCCGGGGGCTACCCCCCAGGAGCGGGCCCTGCCGGGGCACGTCTACGTCGCCGGGCTGGACTTCGGGCGCTACGCCGACTTCACCGTCTGCTGCGTCCTGGACGTCACGCAGCAGCCGGTCGAGCTGGTGGCGATGGACCGCTTCAACCAGACCGACTGGCAGACCCAGTGGACCCGCATCCAGGCCCTCTCCGCCCGGTTCCGCCCCGCCTGCATCCTGGCCGAGCGCAACGCGGCGGGAGAGCCCGTGCTGGCCGTGCTGCGGATGCTGGGCCTGCCGGTGCTCGACTTCGTCACCTCGAACCCCTCCAAAGCGACGGCGGTGCAGGCCCTGGCCCTCGCCTTCGAGCAGGACCAGCTGCGCCTCTTAGACGACCCCGTGCTGCTGGACGAGCTGCTGTCGTTCGAGGCCGAGAAGCTGCCCAGCGGGATGATCCGCTACGCGGCCCCCGACGGGAAGCACGACGACTGCGTCATGGCGCTGTGCTTGAGCTGGCTGGCGGCCACCGGACACCTGACCCGCCAGGTGCGCACGCCGATCGAGTTCGGGCCATCCACCGTGCGGCACCGGGCCCCCGCCGACCTGTCCGGCGTGCGAGCGAACTGACCACAAGAGGGGGGGAGAGCGATGGTGGGCTCCACTGGTGGTTTCGAGCAGCAGTCGCGCCCGAACGGCCACGCCCGCCTCCTGTACGAGCCGAGGAAGGACCCCCTGATCCAGCGCCACGCCCTCGAGCTGGGCAGCCACTGCGCCCGGGTCGTGCTCCAGGGGGTCGACGCGGTGTCCCCCCACCAGAAGGACCCCGACGGCCACCGGCTGCTGGTGGCCGCCGAGCTCACCCAGGCCATGCTCAAGGAGATCTACCGCATGGTCGGCGCCGTCACCGGCTGGGCCCTGGAGCAGCAGCTCACCCGCAGCGGGGCCCCCGCTTTCGGCCACCTCGGCCGCGCCGCGGTGGCCACCGCCCCGCCGCCCCGGCGGGTCGTGCAGGCCCAACCCCGGGGTGTCCGCCGGGCAGCGGCCCGGACGACCCCGGTCCCGGGACGCCCCCAGCGGATCCCGCGGCAGGCCGTCGTCAACCGCAGAGGGTTCTGAGAGGCGCTGTGCTGCCGTGACTCCCGAAGGCTACGCCCGGCTCCTGGATACCAGCGACGCGGTCGAGGTGGTGCTCCCCGATCGCCGGGGGGCCGACTGGCCGGGACTGGACCAGCTCCGGATGGATCCGAAGAGCGGGCGCTGCTGGGCCGTGACCTGGCTCCGCGGCCCGAGCGTGCTCGCCCTGCTGGCGCTGCGCGACTGGTCGCCCCGGGTGCCGGCGACCACCACGGGGTGCCTCGGCCGGCGCCTCCGGGCTCGAAGGAACCGTCCCTGATGGCCGAACGACGCGCACCCACCACCGCCACGACCACCGAGGACGCCTACCGCGCCGCCGAGGTGACCGAACTGGTCAACCAGCTGGGGGACGACTTCCAGAAGCGCGATGAGCTGTACCGCACCATCGACCGCGCCGTACACAGCGAGTATTCCCTCAACGTCCCGGAGGCCTACCAGGCCACCGCGATGCAGATCCGCACCCCCCTGGCCCTCAACATCACCAACACCGTCACGGCGGCCCTGTCCGTCAACCCCCCCTCGGTGAACTGCGAGCCCCTCACCCGGGGGCTCAAGGGGCAGCAGAACGCGGAGAAACGAGAGCACTTCTTCGAGGCCTCCTGGGCCCGCCAGGAGTCGGACAGCCGGCGCCCCCTCCACCGCCTCTTCATGGGCTCCCTGGTCGCCAAGGGCGAGGGGGTGCTGAAGACGGTCGAACGCTCGAAGGCCGCCTGGACGGAGTACCGGGCCCGCAGCAAGAAGCTGCTGGCCGACCTGGACGCCCTCGACGAGGGGGTCAGCCAGGAGGCCCGCGACCGCCACTATGACGAGCAGACCGAGGAGTACAAGAAGGCCGCCCCGTACCCCATCGCCACCACCGACGTGCCCCCGGAGCAGTTCCGCTACTGGCGCAACGAGGACGGCTTCGTCGCCTGCGCCGAGGTGTCGGAGGTGCCCTACCTAGAAACCCTCCAGCGCTACGGGGCCGGGCTGGACGCCCGCGGGCACGTCGTGCCCCAGGCCTACGGCCTCCCCCGCCACGAGTGGCAGCGGGTGATGGGGTCGACGCGCACCGTGCGCCGGATCGAGTACTGGGACTGGAAAGAGTGCTGCATCGTGCTGTGCGGCCCCGGCCAGGCCCGCAACGCCCGCCGGGCGAGCGGGGGCCAGCTCGTCCGGCGGCTCACCAACCACGGCTACGGCAATCCCTACACCCGCACCCTCAACGGCCCCTACTTCCACGCCCAGGGCATCGTCACCCCCTCCCGCCTCCCCGAGAAGGCCGGCCTGGGCGTGCTGTACGGCTTCCTCTCCCTCTTCCCCGCCCTGGACAGCTACCTCACCATCCAGTCCAACACGGCCTTCCTGACCGGCTTCGCCGCCTTCCGCCGGCGCACCCCGGCGGGGCAGCTGGTGCCGGGGATCCCGGCCACGGGGCCGGGCAGCGCCCAGACGGGCCCTCCCTTCGGCGCCGACGCCGGGGACGTCCAGGCCCGCGAACGCATAGAGCCGGGCTACATCTACCCCTATGATGTCGAGCCCCTGGAGATGCCCAAGTCCGGCCCCGAGCTGGACAAGGTCATCCTGGCCCTGCGGGCCCTGATCGAGATCGCCCTGCCCTCCGTCGTGTCGGGGG